GTAGTATAAAATAAAATTAATTCTATATATCCAGAAGTCGAAAAAAAAAAATTTCCCTAGGCCAAATGCGAATCAATCTCATTCTCATTTACAGTTTTTATTGTAACCAGATCAAATCTGGCAGCAGATGCGAATGATTCTCATTCTCATTTCCGGGATAACCTACCACATCTTCTGGCATAAGTCTAGTTATTTATTTAATTAAATGTATTGACATTTATGATCCAGTGTGTATCCAGTGGCCAATGCGAATGATTCTCATTTAGATTTGGGTTGCGTAATAAGTTTTACTTATATCTCTGTAATCGCTCTGTATTGATTCTCAAGGTATCATATGATCAAAATCACCTATAATCTCACTACGAGCTTAAAAACCCCTTTCAAATTGATTTAGCATATAAACTCATGATTTGATTATACTTTTATGACAGTTTTATGACAGTTTTATGACATATATATACTAAATAATAACCTTTTATGATTAAGATCTACTTTATTAATAAGAGTATAAATAAGTATTGTTTTTAGATTTATTATGGTTTATACTTAAACTTGTAACATTCATTAATTATTAGGAGTTTATAACATGAGATATTTAGCACAGTTAACAATGAAAAATTTATTAACAGATCGTAAGAATGAGTATAAAAAACTTGATTTAGATGATAAAATATATATGGGAAATTATCTTAATGATCAAGATGACACATCATTTGACACTATCAACGAATTAAAAGGTAATGAGTTAACATTTTCAGAGTCTACATATGAAGACGGAATTGAAGTAATTAATAATAATAAAGGGGAATAATCATGGATCTACGAATAAAAGAAAACAAAAATAAAGTATTTAATGCGATGTGTAATCATTTTGATAGGATCGCATCTAAAAATAATAATCATATAACTTTATTTGACATTTGGGATGTAGAAGATTTTATTCAAAAAAAATTCAAATTGAATGATAGACAGATTAGAATAATAACTGATAAAGTCTTTAATGATGATCTGTTAAAATATAATAGTTAATAAGGGGAATAATTATGGATAGATTTAAGAAAATATCTGATTACTATCATAATGATGATGATTATAAAATTAAATTGTCATCATCTGATATGTTATCAATGATTAAATCAATAGGTTTTTTAGTCTATAAAGATGATCAAAAAGATTTGAGATTACATGACAAAATGAATGGCAATAGATTATATCTAGGAAATATAGAGAGGGAATCATTTAGTAATTTATATGATATAATAGAAAGGTTACATCATGAAATATATTTTAATTATCAAGATTATAGAGGGGGTAAAATATGGAAGTATTAATTTTAGTATCATTTATAGTTTTTTTAGGAATCATCAACCTTTTATTTTTAAAGGTGGATCATTTGATAGATAACGTAACAATAGACAAAGGAGAATAATAATGATAGTTAATATAATTAAACACAATGGTCATATCGAAATAAGCGATATTGTAAACAATGAGAGATTTTCTAAAGTTTATATTGGTTATTCGTTAGAAGATGCCAAAAAACAATTTAGATCTGATTTACATGATCATAGAATTTTTAACGTGGGAATGATGATAGGATAAAGGGAGTAAATATTAAAAGGGGAATAAAAATGCAAGTAGAAAAAATGTTAGATCTTATGGAATCAGATTTTGTGAATAGTAAGAATGTTAGATTAAAAATGGTTATATCGTATAGATTAGAAGATAGTAATTATATAATATCTTTCTATTCTCCCTCTAATAATCACATCTATAATGATTATTTAATAAGTAGGTATCAAATGAAAACATTATTAAATGTCAAAGGGGGGTTATGTTTAGAGGGTAGTAATTCCGATGCTTATTTCGTTGATTCAGATCAAATGAGTAAATTTATTAAAATATTTAATATGTTTAATTTGGGGGATGTATGATTTTAAATAGATGTAATGATGTATTGAATGAGTTTTATTCTATATTTGGATATAACCCATTGCCGAAAAGATATATAATTAGTTTATTAAATAGGGGAATATCTCAAGATAGTATTTTTACCATTGGCACGGATGCAATAAGTCGAAATAATATAGCAGTAAAAAATAAACATTATTATGAAAACTTTAAAGGGGAATAAAAATGGATAGAGTATTTATATATAACGATATTGAAATAAAAGACGTTAAAAAATCATCTTGTGGGAGGTTCTCTTATAATTACGATGAATCAAGAAAGCATTATAATTTATTACATTCCGAATACTTATATTTTGCCAATGTACCCATTGGTAAAGAATACCTTAATCTTGAATTAAAAGAGGATGAAAAAGTAGAAGATGAAGAAGACACACAAGGTGATTCTATACTTAATCAGTTTTATTACGGCAATTGGAGTCAAACTATAAAAGAATGTGTATATTATAGGATCGAACCACAAATATTACTTGAATACGTACAAGATCGAGCGTATGAATTTTACGGAGATATTCCGATAGATCAAGAAAGTTATTTTAGTCATTTTGATAGTAATTTTTTTATCACCTACACTATGGAATATTATTCTAAATTAAGAGATGAAGACAAAAAAAGGGGGAATAAAAATGGATAATTTCGATTTTTTATCAGAGGTTTTTAATGATTATTGTGTTAAAAATAATTTGCCATTAAATATGAGTGCCGATGACATCCTACATGGGAATAATTATGGAACAATACAAGAGGATCAAAGTAACCTAATTGATCTAACGGAAGATCAAATTCAATGGTTAAAAAGATTTATTATTATATGGGAGGAAATAACCGAATGAAAAAACATTTAAATAATAGAGAATTAGAAGATATACGAGGATATAGTAATAAGCATAACGAACATATAATAGCTTATATAGTTTTTATTATGGGGGAATTGGTAGAAAGGATGACAATAAAAGAGGTATTTAATATAATTGATTCTAAAGGGTTGGAGGGTTTAAGATATGAATACAATAAAATATAAATTTTTGATGTGGTTTTATAAGGGGAATACTAAAAAAGAGATAGACATTATTTTAAGGTATGATCCGTTGAAGTTATTAAGATAGATAAAAGAACCCCTTTATAGGGGTTTTTTTTTACCCTAAAACAATGCCAGATCCCAGTTAATACTAAATTGCTGCCGATTTTGCCAGTTTTCGACCTCCACAATCGCCCCCTAACGCGTTAAAAAAGTTATTTGATGTCATGTAAGGGCAAAATTTAAAGCTTTCAGAGAGCTTTAAAATAAGCTCTATAAAGATTAATCAAAAATAAGGGTATTTTGCGGCAGATCCTAACCTAAATGCAAATGAGAATCATTCTCACCTGAAATATTTTTTTTTCCTTTTTTTTTAAGGCAAATTTGAAGTTTCATACAAGGATGTCAGTTTTTTATTTTAGATCATATTGATTTGAATGTTCATACAAGGATAACCGGGAATTTTCCCAGTTGTGTAAAAAAACACTGGTTTGTAAGCTATTGATTTTAAAGAGATTAATTTTAGCAAAAATACCCTCTAAGGCCATATAAGGCCCTAGAACGATTTAGGGGTTACTACCCTACGCTGCAGAATTATAATCGCTTAGAGAGGACTTTTTCCCGGAGAGCTTAGGCCACTATTATGATGGACACTTTAGTAGCAAATTTGAAGTTTCACACAAGGGTGTCGGAAAATTTAGTAGCAAATTTGAAGTTTCACACAAGGGTAACCGAAAGTTGTTGACATTTAAATTTAAATATGTAATACTTAAAGAATAGAGCAACGCATTTTTAACCAAAGGAGAAAGTTATGAAACGAGTATTTACACACGAGGCAATTGATAGAGAAACAAAAGAAGTCGAACGTAGATTTCTTTCTAAACGAGAGTGTGCTTTTTATATTACTAACAAACCTGAGTTAGTTATGAAAGCAACTGGCAACAAACGAGATAAGAAAGGTTTTAAAGATCTATACAAACAAGCACTAAACGATTGTGGTAAATGTTTAATATAAGGAGAATACTATGAAAGCAACACATTTGAAAAAAATGAAACAATGGCAGTTTGAGGACGAATTAATCAGGTCACTTGATAATGCTCAAGATATTAGCAAAAGAAAACATTATGAAATGAGTATTGATGATGACAATAACGAACAAACAATTTCATTATGGTTGTATTATAATTCTGATCGTCACATTGGTACTTGGCAAAAAGGTGACTGTTGGGTTTTTAAAGAAAACTTTTAAGGAAAACATTATGGTTATAGATAAAGGAACTAACGAGTATGATGCAGACGAACCAAAAATGGGTTACAATGGTTATTATTTTGAATTAGATGAGGAGGATGAAGATGAAGTGTAATAAATGTAATGCAAGTGCAAGGTTTCAACATGAGGGTGTTAATTGGTGTGCAACAGATAGTTTTATAGGCACTGCTAATATGTTTGGATATTGCAAGACAAAGAAAGTTAACAGTAAACAATTAAGGAGAAAACTAAATGCCATACAAAAATAAAGAAGATAAACAGAAACACAACAAGAATAACTATATTAAAAACAGAGGTTACAAGAAAGCAAACCATAAAGGTTTCTTTGATGGGTTAGCCAATAAAGCAGAAGAGGCATCATCGTTCCTAACAAGAACTAAGTCGCCACCTAACTTTACGCTAAACAGAATACTTGGATTAGCTGAACAGGCACAAATGTATAATGCAACAACAGTATGGGAAAAGAGGCAACCTCAAGAAGACTTTGAAGCATCTCGTAATAGATGTTTGGATAGAATTTGGGCATCTTATCAGATCGTTATGGAGTTTGAGGTTATGTATGACTCAACAGTGGATGAGAGTTGGGGAAATGCTAAAGTGCTAGAGGGGACAAAAGATAAGTTTACTCATGAGCCTATCTCATACTATGGAGATGCTTTTGAAAGTAAAATTGCTGCCGAAAAGCATGGTAATAAGTCTATCGGAATTACTGACAACAAAACAAAGGAGGATATATGAAACCATTAAACGCATTAGTAGTAGTTGTATTGGTATTTCTTTTTTCAAGTAACATGATTGACCAAGCAAGAGCAGAAAGTTTGGAGTTGTTTGTAGATGACACACCTAGAAAGGAAAGAAATAGTATTTGGAAAGGTGATGGGTCATTAGTCATTATAAATAATGCAGAGGACTCAGGTTATGTCATTAAAGATGGTGAGATTGAATACTTTGTAGAGCCTAAGAATGATGGATCACCTACATTTATATATGATGATGAGCTGATAGTATGCACAAACACTGGGTGTTATTAGGGTCTGAATACCCTCAATTTTTTCTCTTGTAAGAGGTTGAATTGATTGATTATTTTTTAACAAAAAGACCTACTTCCATTAGGTTATGTAGGCGACTAAAAAGGAGACATATATGGCTAATGATTTAGATGTAGATTGGGTTGATGATGATGGAACAAGACAACCTAGAGATGAGGAAGAAATGATGTGGACACACGAAACATTAAATCAGTTTGAGTTGCTTATTGATACATTAGGAATCTCAACTGCAATGTTTTTGATGTCTGACGAGCATGAAAAGATTGTTACCGCTTGGGTAAAAGATAAAGAAGATATACAACATAGGAGGAAACAGTAATGCACTACTACCCTAAAAATATAGGTGACTATCGTAGAGACACTATGCACCTATCGTTATTAGAGCATGGTGTTTATATGACTTTGATTGATCATTATATCTTGAATGAAGAACCATTTTCAGATAATATAGAAGATATACTTTGGCTTGTTGGAGCAAGAACTGAAGAAGAGAAGAACGCTGTATCTTTAATTCTTAACAAGTTTTTTAAGAAAAAGGATGATGGTTATTATCACAAAAGATGTGATGAGGAAATACAAAAATATAAGAAGAACGCTGAGGTAGCAAGGGAAAATGGAAAGAAAGGGGGTAGACCTAGAAACCCAGAGGTAACCCAGAGTAAACCCAACCCTAAGCTAACCAATAACCAAAAACTAGAAACCAATAACCATGAACCATTGTTTGTAGAGTTTTGGAAAACATATCCTCATCGTAATGGGGTTGGTGCTACTAAACCACAATCGTTAGAGTGGTGGAATACTAAACCATTAGATACCTTAACGATGGTTTTAGATGGGACAAAGAAGTTTAAAGCTTATATAGAGAGATGTCATAAGGACAATGTATTTAATGGAGGAATACCTGACCCTATTAGATACCTAAAAAACAAAAGGTATAAGGATGACTTTAAAGTAGTTAGAAAAAAGTCTGCATACGATAACATAAAATAGGAGATAAATATGAAAGAACTAATTGCAATACAACAAGAACTAAACGTACCAAAGAATCAGAAAAACAAGTTTGGTAATTATAACTACAGATCATGTGAAGATATACTGGTAGCATTAAAACCTTTACTTGATAAATACAAATCATCAATTTTAATTACTGATGACGTTAAAGAGGTAGCTGGTATTCCTTATGTAGAGGCAACTGCTGTATTTAAAGGCCAAGACACTGAAGCATTAAGTGTTCGCGCACAAGCAGGTATCAATCCTAACCAAAAAGGAATGAGTATCTCTCAGTCGTTTGGGGCAAGTAGTTCCTATGCCAGAAAATATGCTTTAGCAGGAATGTTCTTACTAGATGATACTAAAGATGCAGACACACAAGATAACTCTAAGGAGAACTTTGGCTTATGAGCAACGAAGAATTAATACAAGGTAGTGATGAATGGTTTGCTGTTAGGATGGGTAAAATAACGGCATCAAAATTAGGAGACCTTATGAGGGTCACTAAATATGGAGAGTCAACATATAAAACTAGACTCAGAATGGAACTTGCTATTGAAAGACTGACTGGCAAATCTGCTAGTCCTAATTTCATGAACCAAGCTATGCACGATGGTGTTGAGCGTGAGCCTGATGCTAGAACTTTGTTTGAAGCAGTTACAGGAAAAGAGGTTGCCCTCTGTGGTAGCTTTGACCATCCTGAAATTGTAAATACAAGTGCAAGTCCTGATGGATTGCTTAGAGGTGAAAATGCTGTATTGGAGATTAAGTGTCCTACGCATATCACTCATGCTAAAAATCTTTTGTCAGAAAAGATGCCAAAGAACTATGAGTACCAAGTTCAATGGCAGATTGCTTGTACTGAAAGTGAGTATGCTTACTTTGCATCTTACCATCCTGACTTTCCACCTGAACTTAGGTTGAAGTGGGTTAAGGTTTTAAGAGACAATATTATGATTCTTGAAATCGAAGATGAGGTAAGGAAATTTGATATAGAAGTAGAAGACTTAATTAATCAACTAAAAAAAGGAGCAAATAAAAATGGCTGAACAATATGATAACACTAACTCATTTGCAATGTTTAAGAATGAGAAAGGTGATAATGAAGCAAGACCTGATTACACAGGTACAGTAACATTAGAGGGTGGTAAAGAAATGAGAATGGCTGCGTGGATTAGGGAATCTAAGTCAGGAGTAAAATTCTTAAGTGGTAGGTTATCTGAACCACAAGTTCAATCTTCTGAGGCTAACAGGAATAATGCTAGAGTAGAGGGGGATGACGTACCATTCTAATACAAGAGGTCTTAAACCACTTTGATGGAGTTCGTGAAACGGGCAATGGACAGTATTCGTGTCGTTGCCCTGCACACGAAGATAAGAGTGCATCACTAGGAATAAAAGAGGGAGATGAAAATCGCATCCTACTGAATTGTTTTGCTGGTTGTGATGTTAAATCTATTTTAGAGTCGGTTGGTTTGGACTGGAAAGACATACTGCCTGATAACAAACTATATCAAGCAGAGAAACATAGCTTTAATCCTTTTGCGGTATTAAAGATGATTAGAGATGAAGTATTAATTATTGGTCTAGCAAGTGCAGATATTAGAAATAATAAACCACTTAACGATAAAGATCATGATAGATTATTAAAAGCAGTAAGCAATGTAAGAGATGCTTATGCTAAAACAAAATAGGGGTAGCTTTGGTTTCGACAGTGTGTAAAATTAATTTAGCATACTGGACGTGAGTTCGATTCTCACCTACTCCACCATTAAAGGATAGTCGGCAAAGTAGGAGAGTTGCGATGGACTGTAAATCCATTCCCTCTGGGTGAGTAGGTTCGATTCCTACACTATCCACCATTATAGGAGAATAAAATGACAGTATATAAAGTATCAGGAGGAGTTAAAGACTATCTAGTAACGCCTTGGGCAATGGGTGCGTTTAAAGCTAGATCTTATTTGAAAGCAAGAAGTATAGATGCAATAGTAACTAAGTATGTGCAAGTAGATGGTCAGTGGAAAAAGAGAGGTGTTAGGTGACAGCACAGACATTAGAGGACATTCTCATTACTGATAGAGAAGTTTCAGGTTATATGGAGACTAGAGATTCAGGTGAGCATCTTAAAATTAAAAAACCTACCGAGTATATAGATCAGGTAGAGAAATACTTTTCTGATGACTTAACAGGAGGATTAGAGTTACCATTTCCTAAAACTGCTGCTGACTATAAAGTTCGTATGGGGGAAATTTCTTTGTACACTGGATTTTCCGGGCATGGCAAATCGGCATTTTTAAACTTTGTTATGTTACATCTAATGAAACAAGAGAAGACTATGATTGCTTCTTTTGAGATGTTACCTAAGGCCACACTAGGTAGGATGTGTCAGCAAACAGGTGAGGCTTTACCTAACAGTGATTACATTAAAGACTTTTTAGGTAAGTTAGATAATAACTTATTCTTGTATGACCCACAAGGAGAAACTTCAGCTGAAAAAGTCCTTGAAGTAATTTATTACTGTGCTGAAAAGCTTGGTGTTAAACTGATGGTCATAGACTCGTTAATGAAGTGTGGTATTAATGAAGATGATTTAAATAAACAAAAGTCTTTTGCTAATAAGCTATCAGTTGCAGCTAGAGACTTAGACATACATATATTTCTAGTAGCACACAGTAGAAAGACCGCTAACGAGAATGACTGGGCAAATAAGTTTGATGTTGCAGGTTCTGCAAATTTAACTAACCTAGTTGACAATGTATTTTCTATTCATCGTAATAAAGCAAGAGAAGAAGAGGTGCTAAATGGTAGTTTAGATACAGAGTTAATGAATCAACCACCATGTAGTGTGTACTTATTAAAACAAAGACATGGGAGAGGTATAGAGACTCGTTGGGGATTTGGTTTTAAGCCTGAGACGTTCTCTTATACAGAGACATGGTAATGATGATTAAAGACTTTATTAAAGAAGTAAAGAAGACTTTTGGGGATGATGTAGAGTTTAAAGCTACATCTAATGATGGACAAACATACAGGAGTAAACACTATGAAAAAATTGATTCTGAGATCAAAAAAGGACGTGGAACAAATAGAAAGTCTTTGTGGTGAGTTAGATTTTAGTAAAGCTTGGGAAGTAGAAATAAAGCCTTTTTCATTTAGTAGAAGTGCAGATCAAAACAAAAGATACTGGAAGATAATAAAGGAGTTAGGAAGTTTTCTTGGTTATGATGAGGGAGAGATGCACGAGCTTATGAAGTATAAGTTTCTATCTTACAAACAAGAAATGTTAGGTGATGAAATGACAGTAGTCCCATCTACATCTAAACTAACGATTAAAGAGTTTGTAGAGTATTCATCTAAAGTAGAAAGGTTTGCATCAGGGTTAGGTTTTAATTTTAAAGGAGATTATTAATGAACTATTTATCTGTATGCAGTGGAGTTGAAGCTGCATCTGTAGCATGGAAAGGATTAGGGTGGAATCCTCTAGGTTTTAGTGAGATAGAGAAGTTTCCATCAGAAGTATTACAGCACCATTATCCCAATGTGCCTAACTTAGGGGATATGAATAACTATAAGGAGTGGAATTTTGGAAAAAGATCAGTTGACCTTGTCGTTGGGGGAACACCATGTCAATCATTCTCAGTCGCTGGACTCAGAAAAGGAATGGAAGACCCAAGAGGGAATCTTGCCCTCACATTTTGTGCAATTCTTGATAAGTTTAGACCCAAGTGGTTCGTTTGGGAAAACGTGCCAGGTGTCCTCAGTAGTAACAAAGGACGAGACTTTGGCTCCTTCCTCGGGGCGGTGGCTGAACTCGGGTATGGTGCATCATACAGGGTGCTTGACGCTCAGAACTTCGGAGTCCCACAGCGAAGGAGAAGAGTCTTTGTTGTCGGACATCTTGGAGACTGGAGTCCTACCGCAGAAGTATTATTTGAGCCAGAAAGCTTGTCAAGGCATATTGAGGAGAGCAGAAAAAAGAGGAAAGACACTCCCAGAGACTCTTCGCTTGGCATTGATACAAGTGGCCCACTCGCAGCAAGAGACCACAAAGACATGGGAACAGATGGACTAAACAAAACTTCATCGAAAATGATCCCTACAATAGCTCACTGTTTAGAGACAACAAGCAATGACTATTCAAGAGCTGATGGTTTTAACATGATACCAGAGAAAACAGATGCTTTGTTAGCTAGGGATTATAAAGGATTAAACTCTGATAGTTTAGCCAGTAAAGCTATTGTTGAAGTCTTTGAGAACCATCCATCTGATAGTCGTGTTAAAGAAATGGGTGAAACTTGTCAAACAGTAACATCAACATGGGGTGCAGGTGGCGGTAATATTCCATTTGTGTTAGGAGGTCAGCATCCAAACGCTGCAGTTTCTGAAAATGAATCACCCACATTAACTAATGCTATGGGAAGTGGTGGAGGTCATGTCCCTGTAATAAACGAACCTTTTGCATTAGCTGAAAACACTATAGGAAGACAGCCTCTTAACGGAGGTAATGGAGATGGGTACACTGAAAAAACACCTATGTACACATTAAATGCTACAGGAGTTCATGGCATAGCACATGGGTTTGAACCAGGTATTGCAAAGAGGGAGGGTAATCCATCTAGGTTTACTGAAGAAAAGTCTCCTACCATAAGAGCTAACATGGGAGATAATCAAGTAGCAGTTTCAAATCAAATGGCAGTAAGAAAGTTAACGCCTGTTGAGTGTGAAAGGTTGCAAGGATTTCCTGACAACTACACTAACATTAAAGAGAATTGTCCTGATGGTCATAGGTATAAAGCTATGGGTAATAGTATGGCAGTACCTGTAATGAGATGGATAGGAGAACGTATAAACAACTATAAGGAGGAAAACTATGCAGTATAAAAAAGTTATGGTAATAGGTGATATGCACATTCCGTATCATCACAAAGACTCTATGGCATTTCTTAGAGCGTTAAAGAAAAAGTACAAAGGTTTTGACCTAGTAGTAAACATAGGTGATGAGTTAGATCAACACGCAATTAGTATGCACGATAATGATCCAGACTTACCTAGTGCTGGAGATGAGTTAAAGATGTCTAAGGTTCACGTTAAGGAATTAGAAAAGATATTCCCTGATATGACGTTAGTTGATTCTAATCATTCATCGTTAGTATATAGACGAGCATTAAAGTATGGTTTACCAAAGGCTTATCTTAAACACTACAACGAGTTCTTAGGTGTAGGTAAGGGTTGGAAGTGGGTGCAAGACTTAACCATTACTCTTAATGATGGTTCTAGGTGTTTCTTTACTCATGGTATGTCAGCTAATGTATTAAGTGTGGCTCAGAAGTATGGTATGCACACAGTTCAGGGACATTACCATAGTAAAGCTAGTATTCAATACTTTAGCAATCCTGATAAATTAGTATGGGGCGCACAAACAGGATGCTTAACTAACCAAGATTCAATGGCCTTTAGTTATGCTAAAAACTTTAAAGACAGATTCATTATGTCATCCATTGTGATTGTAGATGGACAACCTAGAATACATCCTATGGTTATTAAAGATGGTAAATGGATAGGTAAGATAGTATAATGAAGAAAGCAAACAAACTTAAAATGCAAAAGATGGTAGAGTTTGGTTGTGTGGTATGTAGGTGGTATGAGGGGGTAGATGATTTACCTCCTTGTAACATTCATCATATTAGAGATAAGACTGGACTAGGCATGAAAGATGAAGAGATGATACCTCTTTGTCATTACCATCATCAAGGGCGTATGGGTATTCATACTATAGGTAAAAAGATGTGGGAAGAAAGGTATGGAACTCAACGTGAATTACATGAACGAATGAAGGAGGAATTAAATTTTGACATCGATTGATTTTGAAGTAAAGAATCCACTTAAAGATCAGGTGGGTGGAGACCATTATAGTAAGTTAGAAATACAACCAGCGGTGTATTCAGAACGTAACAAGCTATCTTACTTACAAGGTAATGCAATTAAGTATATTACTAGATATAAAGATAAGGGAGGTGTAGAAGACTTATACAAGGCAATACACACTGTTAAACTTTTAATAGAATTGGAGGACATAAAATGAGCTATTTAGGTTACAAGAATAAGGCTTTCATGAATTATAAAAGGGAGCAAGAAAGAATAAAGATATGGAAGATAAAACAAAAGGCAGCAAAAGCAAGGAAGCTTAAAAGGTTTAGGCAGTGGAAAAAACTATCTAATACATTCATAATACAGCTTGTAGTAGTAGCATTACTAATAGCTCTTTATGGTGTGTTTGCTTCAGCAATAATAGCAGAAGAAAAAGGTAGTAAGGTAGGGGTAGGCAATTTTGTAATGGCAGTATCTTACACAGATTCATATAATGATTTAGTCTATGTATCTAACTTTGTCAACTGCGACCATGCTTTAGATTATTACAATATGAACTGTGCAACACAAGGCGCTAAAATTATGATGTGTCAATTAGAAGAATACCTTTATATGCCAATAGGCCATAACAGTGATTCATCATTTGACTTTGAGCCAACAGACAAACAGTCCTGCGGATTCGTAGGAGTTCAGAAACCTAAATTTACGGAGGCACAATAATGGGAAAAGGCAGCGGAAGACGTAAGCAAGATATTACTGACGAAGAGATGGAAAAAGCATGGAACGCTATCTTTGCTGGGCATCCAACTGAAGATCAGTTTGAAACAATAAAGAAAGACATCGTTAAACGTAAAGAAGATGTCAGTAAAGAGAGATGGGTATGGTAATGAACTACCAGATCTAAAGAGATTAAAAGATGACCCTGATAGGTTTTATGATGAAAGTGGGGATGCGTGATGGCTAAAACATCTCCTACACAAAGAACCTTAAAACGCATGAGAGAGTCAGGTGACTATGTTCTAGTAAAGATAGTTGAAAGATGGAACGCTCATGCTTTTAAAAGGCAAGACCTCTGGAACTTTGATATATTAGGTATATCAATTACTGGAGAGACACACGCTATACAGGTCACATCGTATAGCAATGTAAACGCTCGGATTAAAAAGATAGAAGAATCTGAATACACACCTCACTTACGAGATGCAGATTGGGTTCTTCTTGTTGAAGGCTGGAAGAAAGAAAAGAACGGCAGATACAAATCTTACATAACCGACTTATCTTAACGAAAGGAGACTAAATGGACAATTACCAGAGATTCATTCATGTATCACGCTATGCTAGATACATACCAGAACTAAAAAGAAGAGAAACATTTGAAGAAACAGTAACAAGGCTAACAGATTTTATTAAGAAACATCAACCAAAACTAGGTAAAGATATAGATAGGATTCATAATGCAGTATTAAACCTAGAAGTAATGCCATCTATGAGATTGTTAATGACAGCAGGTGAGGCTTGTGAGCGTGATAACATATCTGCGTATAACTGTAGCTACTTGGCTATGAATAACAAGAGAGCTTTTAGTGAAGCACTATACATTCTAATGAACGGAACAGGAGTTGGATTTAGTTGTGAAAGACAAGAGATTGATAAACTACCACAGATACCAGAAAGTATTAATCCTTGTGATGATACTATTGTTGTTGGCGACAGCAAACTTGGGTGGGCGAAAGCGTTTAAAAAACTTCTATCTAGTTTATGGGAGGGTGACATACCGACCATTGACTACTCTCGTGTTAGACCCGCAGGTGCTAGGCTAAAAACATTTGGAGGTAGAGCATCAGGGTTTGAGCCATTAAAGAGACTGTTTGATTTTGTTACTGATACATTCATTAACGCTAGAGGTCGTAAGCTAACATCATTAGAAGTACATGACATTACTTGTATGATTGGTGAGATTGTAGTAGTTGGAGGAGTTAGACGATCAGCTCTTATATCATTATCTAATCTTACTGATAAACGAATGAGAGAGGCTAAGATAGGTGCTTGGTATAATGACAATCCACATAGAGGTTTAGCAAATAACTCTGTAGCTTATACAGAAAAACCTGACATGGAAGTATTTATGGAAGAGTGGCTATCGTTAGTAAAGTCTAAGTCAGGTGAGCGTGGTATCTTTAACAGAGTAGCATCTCAGAAACAAGCTTCTAAATGGGGTAGACGTGATGACTCTTTAAACTACGGGACGAACCCTTGCAGCGAGATAATTTTGCGTGATAAGCAATTCTGTAACCTAACAGAGGTAGTTGTAAGAAGTAATGACACAAAAGAATCATTACTTGAAAAAGTAAGGTTAGCAACAATACTAGGTACTTTTCAATCTACTTTAGACAAGTTTCAATTCTTATCTGCTGAATGGCATAAGAATACAACTGAAGAAAGATTGTTAGGTGTTTCATTAACAGGGATTATGGATAGCAAAATGATGTCAAATCCAGATCCTACATTTTTAGAGGAGTTAAGAGATGAAGCAAGAAAAACAAACAAAAAGTATGCCAAGCTCCTTGAAGTTCCAGAGTCTGCTAGTATTACTTGCGTTAAGCCTAGTGGTACTGTTAGTCAGCTTGTTGACTCCGCTAGTGGTATTCATAGTAGACATAGTGATTATTACATTCGGACTGTTAGAATTGATAAGAAAGACACTCTTTATGAGTTCCTTAAAGGGAAGGGAGTCACTGTTGAAGATGAAGCATATCGTCCTGACAGCACCGCAGTCTTTAGTTTTCCTATTAAGAGTCCTAGAGGAAGCATTACACGCAACGATAGAACTGCTCTTGAAGAACTTGAAACTTGGTTAATCTATCAAAGGCATTGGTGTGAACATAAACCATCTGTAACTATTAACGTTAGAGAGCATGAATGGTTAGAGGTAGGGGCATGGGTGTATAAATACTTTGATGAGATTTCCGGGATTAGTTTCTTACCTCACTCAGATCATAGCTATGTTCAAGCACCATATCAGGACATTAGTAAGGATGAGTTTAGAAAGGCGTTAGCAGAAACACCACAGTTAATTGAGTTTGACGAGATGTTAGAGGAAGAAGATAATACTGAATCTTCTCAGACTCTAGCTTGTACTGGTGGGTCTTGTGAAATCACATAAGACTTTAAATTGTGTAAAGTGGATAAGCTCTGTATTTATCATCTTATCCATGATACTTACTGCTGCTAACATCTATCCAGCAAATCTATTTATAGCGGTACTGCCTACAGTAGGGTGGATATATATATCGTTTGTGTGGAGAGATAAGGCACTTATTGCAATGAACTTTACAGCATTAACGATTTATTTGCTTGGAATTACTAATTATTTGAGGCTCTAGGAGCGATTTAAATCTTCCAGCGTAGGGTAGCCTACCCAAAATCAACACAGAGCCTTATATGAGCTTAGAGCCTAAAAACCCATAAAAAAACCCCTTTGTAATCAACTACTTACAAGGGGGTTATTTTTTTGTCTAATTGCTATTTACAGCTCTTTTTCTATCTGTCTCACCACTGTACATTCTTCCGTTATAACATGAGTATGCAATGTTGGTTCTACTGTATCAAGATAATCTCCACCTACAAAAGCAGTCGCTAATGCGATGATGGATATTAATGTTTGTTTCGTGGTTTCCAAGTGCAAGTTTCCTCCGTTACTGAGTTCTCAATATAATCCTTAATCTCAAAGTTATATTCCTTTGTTGTTTTAGTGTGTGTATAGCAATCTTTATCATGAAAAGGTAGGGATAGGGGTTTATATGCTTCCCCTATCACTGTACCTGTTACAGCTCCACTAAGATATAATAGTGTAACTATTGTCATTACTTTTTATGGGGATGATTAGTCACCCAGTGTTTAAATTTGTACCAAACGTGTTCTAGCCATGTTTCCCAGACCCACAATGCTACAACGCCTCCGAGTAGCCACTGCCATGCTGGTGCTGATACTGTCCATAATGCTTCCATAAAAATAGTTCCTATAAAGTTAAAACTCCCTACCCCTTACCTGCCTTGTCTTAACTCGTTTACAAGTTGGTTTATTTCAGTGCCTGCTAAACCACTACCAGTGCCATACTTTTCTAACATATCTGCTGCTTGTCGGTAGTCTTTTTTAGCAATCATTTTATTAAATCTTCTGATCATTGAAGGTGAGTATTGAAATGCCTTAGCACCAACTGCTGCAATTACACCTAATACTGCTGGAGCTAATATTGCACCACCACCAATAAGGCCACCAATACCAAGAATAGACCCTGTAGATGCAATAGCACCCGCAGTGCCTGAGTCAGGATTAATTCTACCAATAGTTTCCAAGCTATATTCATCAGCTTCTTTAGCTATATTATCACCAGCCCTAGATGTAGCTTGTGCTTTATTTCTATTTTTAGCGTTAATATTAAACCCTCTATCAACAAACTCTTTTCTAGCCTTTTTAGGAGTTATAATACCTAAACCACTTTGGTCTCCAGCTGACTTGTTAAAAGCTAGTTTAAGATTATATGCAGCTTTAGTGCTTTCTAACAGCTTTGCGGCTTTAGGACTTTGTCTTTCTACTGCCTTTTTAAATATTGATTGTAACTCTTTAGTTTCATCTGCAACCTGTAACCTTCTATTTACGTTGTTCATAATGCCTTTTGAGGCTTGTGTTGTTGATGCTTGTAATTCTCTAATTATTTCATTAATATTGCCACCATTCTCTTTTCCACGACCATTTTTCTTTAACGATGCTACCCTAGTTTTAAGTAAGTCATAACTTTGTTGTAAGTATTTTTTTTCTTCTGGAGATTTGTTAGCTAAAGATTTAACAAGCCATTTATCTATTGCATCGTTATATGGAGTATCTGGTCTAAAACTTAAACCTTTAAATGCTTCGTCATAGTTTTTATTAAATGCTCTTTCTAATATTTCAGATCTTTCTGCGTTATCTTTTGCAAGATTCATCTGTTTTTTTAAAATAATTCTATCTGTAGAGTTTAGGTCTTTTGTGCTTACTGCTAATATCTTTCTAGCTACGTTAGCATTATAACCTTTTAATGTGCTATTTTTGCCTTCCTTAATAAAACTAAACACATTGCCTAATTGCTTTTCAAAGCTATCAGAGAAACCACCCTCAGCAGTACCTTTAGTTACAAATCCCGGATCTAAATCATCACGACCTAACTTTTTAAACAATTCATCTCTTGCAACCGCTTTTCTGGCTAACTGCCTAGAGTATTCGTTAACAAGAGGTTTAAACTGTCTTCCTATGCCATGAATAGCACTACCTGCTACGCCACCAATAGTTGCACCTAATGCAGTATCTGCAGCCATTCCTGATACCTTATCTGACTCACTTGTACCTAAACCATAAGCTCCACCCAAGCCAGCGTTTACTCCAGCGGCTTGTTTTAAAGTAACTGCATTGGCGTTATTGGTTTTGTTAATAGCATCACCTACCTTAAAAGGCATACCCTTTTTAGCACCTGTTTTTATAGCAGTTTTAAAAGCAGTTCTTGCTATCCCACCTGGAATAACAACACCACCTGCCATTTCTAATGCTAACGCTTCGCCCGGATTGTCTGTACGATAGTCCCTAGTGTTTTGCCTAATTTCATCCCTAATGTCTTTATACTTGCTATCAGAGAATAAAGACCTTGCACCAGCTTCAATTTCATCTGCAAAGCCAAATGTAAGACCTTGTGCAGCAGTTCTTGCCCTTTCTGCACCCAGACTATAATCACCTGTTTTAACATCTTCTTCAGCACGACTAGTCTTACCTCTAAGTGATAAGTACTTGTTTTTAACCTTTTCAAAATCTTGTCCATCTTTGCCCTCTTTGCCTTGTTTATCTTGGTTTTCTACTATCCATGTCTTTAACTGATCTTTAGTCGCCATATTATAGTCCTAAAATTGCATCTACTTCTGCATCACTTGCTATGCCACTACCGCCTGACAAACCTAAGCTATCAGCATTAGGAGTAGATGATTCGTATTGTGTTAATGCGTTAAGTTCAAACTTATCCTTATCGCCATAGGTTTGATAGTATTCTTCTCTATCAAGCTCTTCATATTTAGCTAGTTCTTTTTCAAGTCTAATTAAAGTCCTTTCCATTTGCTCTGGACTTTGTGTTTGACTTAACACAGCTCTCATGTTTTCTAGTCTTTCACCCTCTTTCTCTGTCAATGAACCAAAACCACCACCTGCTGCTTTAATGCGTTGGTAGTTGTTTAGAAATTCTTTCTCTTTAATTCCTTTTAGTTCATTTTCAGCATCAGCAGCGGGTGTTCCATCAATACTAGGAAACCTACCAACAACACCTGTAATCCTACCTAACGAACCAGTAGCTAATAATCTTCTAATACCATTTCTTGCGTTTCTTAATAGTAACTGATTAGATTTAAATGCTTTATCTACTGATGGTTTTAGTTTCCTCATTTCGGTAATTACTTTTTGAGGTTGTGTTGTGTCAAAGATGACAGGGGTTCTAGTTACACCATTTGCATCTGTGTAATTATAGTTAGCATCTTGCACAGCTGGTTTAGCTTGTACTCTATACCCCTCTCTCTCTGTCAATGAACCAAAACCCTGACTAGTTTGACTATTACCCATTACAGAGGCAAGGTATTCATTTGCTTGAGCTTCACCATACTCGTTTTTTTGCCTTGAATACTCTTTTTGAATATTAGCTATATCTTCACTTTTTTTAATTGAGTTTAATTGGCTTGGGTCACCAGTAGCTACAAATCTATTGATGTCACCATTTTCATATTTGTCAGCATTTTTTAAGATAGTTTCCATATCTAATCCGCCATCACCAGTAGCTCTGTTTTCTTCTGCTTCAGAGTATAACTTATCAATCTTAGCATCGTTAAGCTCAAGCTCTTGGTATTGTAAGAACGCTTTAGGATCTTCTGCTCTTAACTGTTTTAACACTTCCACGTTAATAGTTCCATCAGGGTTTCTGATTTTATCCATTAAAGCTCGTGATCTAGCACTTCTTTCTCTTGTTTGTTTCTGTAGTGCATAGTCTTCCATCTTCATAGCAGAGTTAGCAGTGCTTCTTAAGTCAGTAAATGGTTGTTTAGCTTGTTCCATACCTTGTTGAAAGCCTTTAGCTAAGTAAGGTACAAATGAGCCATAGTCTTGGTTTTTAGGTTGAGCTGCATAAGATAAACCTGTCCCAATTAAACCACTAATTAATGATGCGTTTTGTGCTTTTTCTACTTGTTCTTGTGATAACAAACCATTTTTAACAAGTAAGTCTGTTTCTCCTCCAGCACTTTGACCAAATATGTTTGTCCCTGTACCAAATATGTCCTTTAAGTAACTTGCCATTAGTATTGTCCTCTTCTATATCTATCTCGTTGAAATGGGCTAATTAAGCCTTGTGCTTGTGTCATCTGCATTGAGTTTAATGGTTGTACTGGGTTAACCATTGAATTAACACCTTGCATACCACCTTGTGGCATTGGTATTGGGCTACCCTTAGTCATTCCAGGCCCAGCTGGTGCTTTTGATGGTTGTACTGGTGTTGGTTGTGCTGCACTTACTCCTGCTGCCAATACACCTTGCATACCCATCTTAGTATAGTCTTTACCTTCCAAACCTAAGAATGTTCCGGGAGCTTCTTCAGGTGTTTCTACTGGAGGTAAGCCACTGTCAGTATATCCATCAATCCCATAATATGGTGACTCTCCTACTGGTGTATTTATGCTTTGGTAAGCGTTGTCATCATACTGAACACCAGTTGGTTGGCTGTTAGTTATATCTATACCTTGTTTTGGTATTGTAGGGTTTAGTGCATTATCACCTAGCTTAACCTGCCCTCCTTGACCAACTATTCCTGAATCTTGCAATCCTGAATTTGCTATTGTAGGTTGTTGTGGGTACTGTGGTGTTGTAGGAATGTTTATAGCATCATTATATAGCTGTTCTTGTGAAGCATTACCAAGAGCATCTGTTTGCCCTGGACTAACCATACCAGCATCAGCAAATTGTTGGGTAGCTGCATCTACATTGTCTGTAGCACCATGTAACGCATCTGCACCAGAATCAACTCCGAAACTCAATGCTTGACCTGTACCATAATCTACAAGAGCCTCATCAATACCCTTTTCTCCTGATGCTACATCAAAAGTTGCTTTCATTTCAGGCGAAAGAAACATTTTCCAATTTAAAGCCATTATTTGCCACCTCCGCTATTAGATGTTGTAGATGTGCTACCCCCTGGTGCGCCCCATACAGCGTTAGTGTAATTAGATAAAGTGTTGTTGTTGAGCGTTCTGACCATAGTCATGTCTAGCAATATCTGCATTTAGTTGCTGTTTGGTCAAATCCAGCTTGTATATTACCAGCGTTCATTAGGTTATTTGCACCTATGTTTTGGTTGTTAGCAATATTACCAGCATTTTGCATAGCTTGATTCTGATTAGCTCTTTCGGCAGAATAATTTTGATAAGCGTACTGTCCAGCGGTGTCAGCCAATGATGTTGCTAACTTACCAGCATTACCAGCTTGTAATCTTGCATGAGCATCTGAACCATAACGACCAGCTTTGCTTACATCTGACATCGTGCCTTGTGTTGCTGTGTTATATAAGTCAGTTGCTTTCCTACCAGCAGTATTCATTACAGCATCAAAGTTAGGGTTGTTCTGTAAGAAGTCACCCTGTATCATCTGGTTGTTAAGGTTTGTAGCATTTTGTAGCATAGGGTTATTAACATTAGCGTTAGCAGTCATCATGTCAATAGCTTGTTGCTGTTGTGAATTAGGATCTAGGTATGTTTGGTCGCCATAATACTCTGGCGCACCTTCTCTATATAACTTTTGTTGCTCTGATAAAGCATCTCTTACATAAGGAACTACGTTAGGGTCTAAGTCATTTGTTGTTTGTGAGTTACCACCTCCACCACCACCCTTATACTGAACTAAGCCAGTGTCAGGATTTATACTTCCCTCACCACCTACAGTCTTGAGTAGCTTATCTTCAAATTTATTTATGTGAGCTAAGTAAACATCACCATCATGTCCATGCTTAGATACATCGTTAAGCAGTTTTTTAAGTAACCACACTTTTAATTTAAGTATCATTTTGTTCCTTGTTAAGTTTAAGTTCTACTGTTATATATTTACTTGTAAAGCCATACATCTTTGCCCATAATTTAGCTACTGATTCTGTTACTGCACTGCCTGTTACTCTGTCGCATCCTTGATTCTGTGTCCAATCTAAAAACTGTTGCCATCCATCCTTTGTATTCTTACCACCTATATAAGATATATACATCTGTCTAAATCTAGGAAAGTTATACTGTATTGTTGTTAACGCACAATGACATTTGTCATCCCTCATTACCATCAACAACTGTTGCTCTCCTCTGCTGCATACATATCTTAATTCGTTAAGGTCAAACTCTCCATTTCCTTTTTCTATTGCTAACTTCAAGTGTGGCTCTGCCATGTGCCAATATTTATGTACTAACTGTGGCGGTACTACAAATAACTGTGATTTCATCCTTACTCCTATAAAGTTTTTATCCAAGTACAACATAATCAAATGTTGCTGGTACTGTTCCCTCGTAACCTATTACTGCCTCACCTTTTCTTTTTGTTTTAACATAAGGCAACCCAAATTCTGCGTTAGCTCTTGCTGTAAACAAAATAACTGACTCTACTGCTATTCTCTCGTCTACTAAAGTTTGAATAGTGCCATTTGTTATCTCAACAGTGCCTGTTGCATTAATTTTACCATTCATCACCCCATTAACGACTTCTGATACATCCCTATTAGTCCATAATCCATTAAAAGGTAGTATGCGATACATGATTCCTTTTTTTGCCATTATCCCACCAACCCATTATTTAGCAAATTGCCCCAACCTAAGTCTTGTTTCTTATTACCATTACCGCCCATAAATGTATCTTGGAATAGTATGTCTGCCTCTAGGTTTGGTGTATTTACATGACTATCATAAGCTGATAACATTTTTTCTCCAAACCCTTGCATAAAACCAGGTCTACCAGTTTGAGGATTATTTGGAAAATTGTTAAAATTCTCAAAATAACTTCTACCACCATTGTCACCTTGATTTGCAAAGTTAAATGCCCAGTTACCTAATAACCCTTGCTGTATTGCTGGGTCTTCAGATAAATTACCAAATGGATTAGTTAAGTTAAGTTGTTGTTGTTGGCTTCCTTGATTTGCAATCATTACCATTACCTTTGTCCTTGAGGTGTTACTGTTAAGTCAAATCCTATAGCGTGTGTCCATGCTCCTGTAGGTATTGTTCTTAACCTATGATACCTTCCACCACTTCTTAGGTCTGCTCTATTTTCGTTACTTGTAACTGATACGGGCATAAAGTCTATTGATGATGACATAGTTTGTCTTGAAGCTATTTGAAAAACAGCACTTCCATTTTCAATAATAGGTTGTGCCAAAGTAGCCACACTAAACATACCAAACTCTAAATCATTAGTCGTTAATGTACAGTCATCAGGTATTAAATTAAAAGCTACTATATGACTACCAGAAGCTCCACAAAGTGCAAACTGCCCTCCAATAAATAATGGTGAATCTAGTGATACTGGCATATCATCAAGTATAGGATATGGGGCATCTAGTGAATCTAGTGTTCTTCCTTGAGTCGCTAATCCAGCAACAACTTGAGCATCTGTGCCACCAACTGTCCATCTTTGAGTATTAAAGTTGTACATAATTAATCCTCTGGTATCTGTAGCGGTAGGAAAATCCCACACAATTAAAGATTTTAAAGGGTCTATTGTTACACTTATATTATCTATTTGAGTTCTATCAAGCTGATTAAAGAACCAATCATTAATCTTGCCTTCGCCAATCGGTGTAACTGTTGAACCATCACAAGCCATAAATCCTGATTCTGATAGCCAATAAGATGAGCCATTATGTCCTATTGCTGAAGATCCTGAAATACACCCTGTGTTATCTGATATTAAATCAAATTGCCATATTAATGGAGTTCCAATATACGAGCAACGAGTCACTGCTTTTTCTTGTAAAATTAATCCAAACTCACCGCCTGTTATAGCTTTTACAGCTCCGCCACTGGGAAGTATTTGAAAGTCAGCTTGATTTGTGTCTGAGCCATCCCATACATTTTCATTGTTTAAATCTGACCATTGTACCTTGTTGTAATCTTCATCACAGTATCCAGCCATTACGAAATCTCTCACAATAGCCATTGTTTTACATACAGGAGCTTGTTCTATATCTGCAAATGGTTCGCTACTGCCAATAAGATACCTTTGAATTTTATCTGTTCCATTGGTGGCTAAAACAGCTCTACCAAATTGTTTAAATATCCAATTAACTTGCGGTGAAGTATATCCACCATCTTTACCTACTGGAGTAATTGTTGCTCCACTTGTTCCAGTTCTTAGTATGTTGTTAGCACGATATATCTCAGAATTAGTACCAGCCATAATGATTATTTCAGCTTGGTCTTTTGCTAAGAATAGAGAATTAACATCTTCACCATTAGGCATATCATCAGAAGCAGTAGATGTTTTAGGAAATGGTGCGTAGCCTGTAGAACTAGAATAGACATTGTAAGCCATGTCTAAGTTAGCTGTTGGACTACCTTCATTATCAGGTAAGTCAGGTTTCCATTCACCAAATAGTATTCTTTGTGTTGTCATGTGTTATTTACCAATTAATTTTAATTATACCGCCAGTGCCTACACCACCAGTCCAGTAATAAGGGTTAGACCTATCTCTAAATCCAGCACCACCACCACCAGAGCCATAACCACTGCCGTTGTTGCCATTAGCATAAACTCCACCAGCACCACCAGTTCCATAAGCTGTACTTGCTCCTCTACCACCACTGCCACTTGAATGGTCATTTGTACCAGATTGTCCTTTAGCACCACCTACACTTCCACCTGAACCACCACCACTGCCCTCACTACCATTGCCACCATTTGTTCCACCATTAGCAATTACTGAGCCAAAAGTAGAACTTGCGTTTCTTCCACCTACTGAATATGAAATAACTTGAAATGGTTGTACAGTAAGTGTAGTGGTAATAGTTCTACCAGCACCACCACCGCCTCCACCTCCACCATTACCTCTTTCAGTTCCAGAACCACCAGCTCCACCACCACCTATTACAGTTAATGTAAGACTTGTAACACCAGCTGGTACAGTAAAGCTACCACTGCCAGAGGTGTATGTTTTAGAGCCTGATTTATAAAGAAGTGGTCTCCAAGCATCTCCAACCTTAACATAAACTTCAGAACACTGTCTCCAAGCTCCAGACCTTTTGATGTAAATATCTTTAGTATCTTGCCATGCACCACCTGATTTGTAATATAAAGGCATTATATATACTTATACCAAATGTCACCATTTTGACCGCCACTTGGGTTTCCTGTAGAAAATGTTTTTTGACCTGAAGCGTTAGTCCCAACTGTAACAGTATTAATTGTAGTTCCAGTTATTGTGCCACCAGTTATATCAACTGCATCTTTATTTTGAACAGACATATTTCCTAGTGTTTCCCATGTAGGGGTCTCTGTAGAACCTTTAGATGTTAATACTTGCCCATTTTCACCTAACACACCATCCATAGCAAAAGAGCCAGTAATGTTTGTTGCTCCTGTAGCAGTAAAAGCACCTGATACAGTGAGTGAGTCACCACCAACACCTATCTGCCAATCTTTAATTTGAGCCATCATTTCTCGCATAGCATCATTTACATAAGATGGAGGACAATCGTTAGAGATGTTTATGCCATCAATATCTAGGTTGTTAGTTGCTACTGAGTCCCATTCTGAAACTTTAGTCTTTGCCATTGTGTATACCTTATTTGTTTTGAAGTTTATATGCTGCTAGATTACACGGATCATATTGCCATGATGTCATAGTGTTCTGTACTTTAGGATGATCTACACGACAGTTTTCATAAGACTTGTATGCCTTAGCTACTTTCCAATCGTTGTCTACTCCATATCCTACACCTACTACTAATGCTACAATTGCTAATACATTCATAATTATTTCCTCTAGTTATTTAATTTGATTCCAATCTTTAGACTTATCCATATCCCACTCAGGGGTATCAGGGTTTTGTCTTACCCAACCACTTCCAGCAATAGTGCCAGTTGTATCTAATATAGCTTCACCTATCATGTCTGCATTGCTAGACCAATTAGCATTAGCATTGGCTTCTAATATAGCTTCGCCAACAAAACTAGCTTGGTTTCTAACGATTGCTCCACTACCTGTAGAAGCAAAAGGTGCTGATGCAAAAGTGCTAAATCCTAGCATTATTTAACCCTCTTTTCTAGTTCATCTAATCTTGCTGATAGTTTCTCAATGAGTTTATCTTTGATAGCTAACTTCTTGTCTACTTCTTCTGCTGAATATGTGGCAGTAGTAGACTTATATAAATCTCCACCACCATCTACATAAACATTTGGTGTTTGAACTGTGTCTTTTATGCTAGGAAGTCCTACAATACCATCAGTTTTAATCAGTAGTGAATTGCTACCAGATGTTTCATTTCTAACTACAAAAGCGTTTGCTTGGTCAGGTCTGATTTGCATAGCATACTTTTGGTCGCCATTGTCTGCTATATAAGTTGCATATTGTCCAGAGGGTGCTGTTATTCTAACATCTGTGTTTCCAGCGCCTTTTACTTGCACACTACCATCAGACTTTATTCCAAGACCTGAATTAGGTGCGCCAGCTGACCTTATCCATAAATCACACGCATCTGTTCCGTTATAACCAACAATATTCATATTGTTATTTTCTTGAGAGTTAAGGTAAAGACCACTATCAAAGTTAGAGCTTTTATAAAATAAGTCGTTACCTGATTCTGTCCAATAGCTATCACCTGAACCACCTGTGCCTACTTTTTGTATGTCTACTGTTGCATAAACATTTGGCGCACCTTGTGAGACTGTTGATATTCCTAAACCATTACCTGTTTTTGCAATTTGAGCATAATGGTTTAATTGATAAGTTGTAGGTTTTGTTAAAGTAACTACATATTTACCAAAACTTCTATTATCGCCTACTGAAGCTGGACTATTACTAGCATTAGCAGAATACTCACTTGACCCTTGACTAACTGATTCACCATCAGTTATGTTTCTTAAACTAACTTTATGAGAATTAACCATATGAGTAGGTGCTGAATAGTCAATTACATAAGTACCCTCTTGTAACGTAAATGCATTACCAGCTACTGTAACAATGTTATCTTTATCATAGACAACTGTATTTAAATCTCTAATATTATTACCAGCTACAGCGTCTCCAGCTTGAGTACCCTCTGGCTTCTCATCTACTATTCTAGCGAATGAGCTTGGTGTTCCACTACCACCACCTGAAGCTGACCCACCTGATACATTAGCTTCAAACCATTCTTTAAGAGCTGTTCCTGTTACAGTATCTTCAAGTTCATATGTGCTACCTGATGGGACAACAAACATAGGCGAACTAAATGAAACAGCTTCTCCGCCTTCTGTCCATACTAAATCACCATCTATTTTAAACTGAACATACATTCTGTCGGTAGAATTTCTTTCAAGGTAAGGTTGAACATATATAGGACAGTCTTTTGTGTTAGTGTAAACAGTATCATAAGCTCTTTCTGCTTTTTTGTTTTCCCATACCATAGGTTCAGCAGTTCCACCACCTGAACCACCTACAGGCATTTTAGCTTCTTTCCAAATAGTTCCACCATCAGCTCCAGTTAAATCTATTTTATATGTTTTACCAGCTGGAATAATATATAAAGGATTTACTAAAGAATTTACACCATCAGTAGTACCACCTGCTCCGTTTCCTGCGTATCCTTGTGATTGTCCATCAATTACTGCTTGAATATAATTACCTTTTCCATCAACATTTATATATACTTGAACATATAAAGGGACATCATTAGTATTGGTATATAAAGTACCATATTCTCTATCAGCAGTCTTATCTTCCCATACCATAGCTTCTGGAGTACCACCACCTGAACTAGGTTCAGCAGTAGCGTTAATACAATACAACATAGCTACGTTACGAGGTCTTGTTTCTTCACCCCCTGTTGAGCTAGAATCAATTGTAGCACTTCCTGGAAACTTTGCTTGATTACTATTAGTAGCTACTTTAGAAGCACTTCCACCTACTAAGTGTGTGTGAGCTTTAAACTCATCATCCTGTTTATTACCTACAGGTAATGTATCTGATGAACCTCTAATGAACTCATCTTGTAAGTCAGGTAAGTTGAATGTAGTTGAACCATCACCTACACCATAAGTATCACCTATTTTAGAATATAGTAAGCTATATGTAGTTCTTGATACAGCTGAACCATCACAATGTAACCATCCTGTTGGAACACTGTCCATTGCGAAAGGTGCTACCATACCAATAGCTGTATCTACAGATGGAACTCCAATAGCTACAGGCATTTTAGCTTCGTGCCAAGAAGCTTTATTAGCTATTCCGTATAGTCCTTTGCTAAGTTTATATTTGCTTCCAGATGGTACTGTAAATGATACTACATCATAAGTTGTATTATCAGATTCAGCATGACCTATAGCTCCAAAGTTTGCACCATCAATAAGCATAGTGGCATAACCATTAGTTTCCGCTGTATAAACTCCTATAGATAGAAGTAATGGAGTGTCATATGAGTTTGTGTATTCAACATCCATATCTCTTTCAGCTAACTTATCTTCCCATACTAATGCTTCAGGTGTAGGTGTAGAACCACCACCTGTTACTTCTGTCCAAGTAGCATCTTGTCTGCCATACTGTTTACCATCTACAGGAGCTTCAGGTATCCCACCACCACTAGAGCCATTATAAGCCGTTGTTTGTTCTGAATCATCAGGGAAAGTGATCTTATCCCCTTGTATCTTAATTGTCATTATTTAATCCTCGCTTCTAATTTGGTTAGTCTGGCTTCTAGTTTTTCTATAATCTTTAATTTTTTATCCATTTCTTCTGATGAATAAAAAGAAGTGTTAGTTCTTTCTATTGCCCCTGTTGATGGGATATAGTTCAACATATTAGTAGTAACGCTATTAGTATTACACGTATTTAGCTTAACTATTCCTTTAAGTCTAGTAGCTGTTATATCATCATTACCGATAGTTACTTCGTTATTTACAGTAGGTGAAGAGGGGTTAGCTTGGTAACCTATACAAATATTATTAGTACCCGTTGTTATTGAGTTACCTGCACTTCTACCAATACCTACATTCTGGTCACCTGAAATAAGCGATGTTAAAGCAGCATTACCAACGGCAACATTATATCCACCTGTCTCACATTGAGTTAAAGCACTATCGCCTACGGCAGTATTAACAGAACCTGTTGTCATGCCATTCATACAACCCCAACCGATTCCAGTATTTTCTTTGGCTTCTGTTGCAAATCTTAAAGTGTTATGCCCAACAGTTGTGTTTCGTGTTCCTTTATTGGCTTTTTGTGAGGATTGTCCAATAGCTATATTTTGACTGCCTGTAGTGTTTTCAAATAATGTGCTAACACCAATACCAATATTACCATTACCTTCTGTATTATTCTTTAATGCTTCACGACCTAGAGCAACATTATACTGACCTGTTGTGTTAGCTTGAAAAGCATCAAGACCTACTACTGTGTTTAATTGAGAGGGGTTATTACCAACACCTACAGTCATACCATTGACTGTCAAGTCAGCTACTGTAGTTAATCCAGTATCAGCTATTGTTACATCAGCTATTCCACCAGAACCAGCTTTTAACTCTAATATATTTGCATCAGTAGTAATCCTAGACTTAAGACCTAGTTCACCTACATTAGCATCTATTGTTAGTTTCTTGCCATCTGTTTCTAATACTGCATCACCATCTACATCTGTCCATATACTATCTTCATTACTATCTACTACATGGTAAGCACTTCCTGTTGGGACTGTGACTGTGCCATCAAATTTAATTGGCCCAGATGACATACCATTCTTTCCTGTTGGTATTGTGTAATCAGAAATAATTGTTTGGTTGTTAAGATAAATACATCCATCAGCTACAGTACCCTCTCCACCACCACCACCTGCACTTGCTGGAAATGCTTGTAACGCTAATGTATCACCCTCTAATACTGTTCCCTCACCTGTCTGAAATTCCATAATAATATTAACATAATCGCCCAGATCATTAACAGTTGATACTTTATAACGACCATAATTAGGACTTTCTACTTGATTTAATACAATAGTATCATCAGGCTTAACAGCTGTGAATTGTCTTACATTACCTTGCTCGTCTGTTTTAGATATAAATACTTGATTAGCATCAGCGTATGAATAAGTAAATGCTGATAAGTTTTGCAGATATATATTACCTGTTTCAGGGTTTCTATTAGGACTTGTTGGATAATCTGTTGTGTATGATGAGCTAAAGAATATACCATCTTGTAGTGTTGCTATGTCTTCTGAATTATTAGCTACTTGTCCTGATAGTGTGCCAATAGCAGTTGTGTTAGCTGATATGTTAGAGTTTTGTGCATTATTTAGTGCGTCAGATTCATCCTTGGTATAAGTAGTAGCTTGGTTTGCTTTCTTAGCAATCTCTGTATCTTGTAATGCTTGAGAGCTATCTACTTCAGTCTTTGTGTAGGTAGTAGCTTTGTCTGCTTTTTCAAACAGTTTTCCATCTACCTCAACACTACTGTAAGTTTCAGCTTTAAGATAGCTATCACCTACATTAGCTTTGTTATCTAATAGTACGTTTGTCTCTGTTTTAGTATAAACATCATCAGCATCAGCTACATTTTCCCATTCCCCATCTTTTCTACCATACATAGTGCCATCAACAGGTGCATCAGGAATACCAGAGCTATCGCTAATAGATACCCATGTCTTGTTGTTACGAGCATATGTCTCACCATCTGTTGGTGCTTCAGGTGCTAGGTTATTTGTTTCAGCATTAATATTGGTAATACCACCACCATCACCACTAAATTTCTTAGCATTAATATTTGAGCTAGGTATTTCTATATTTCCATCTAAATTTAAGTAGACAGCTTTCTCAGAGGGGTATGTACAGAATATGCTTGAGTTACCTGATAAGTTTATCTTTTCACCATTATTAGATGAGGATAACACAGTTCTTGATATTGCCTGTGTTGAACCTCTGTTCAAGTAGTTTCCGTAACCTACTTCCCACTCTGCATTGTCTGTAATACAGTAGTAAACTGTGTTGCCATATGTAATACCACCCCAACCCTGGTAACCATCTTTAGTAGCACCAATAACCAAATCACCTGTGCCTGTGGTTGTACATAGTGTAAATATTCTATCCTTTAATTGAATTGCCATTTTTTATCCTATGTTAATTGTAGTTTGATTTCGTTAAGATTAAATCTAAGTTGGTCGCCAGTCAGAATTTCTTTTATACTTTCTAATGCTGTAAAATAAAGTAAGTTACCAGATACTGTGTTATCAAAAATTCCTACCCAACCTACAAAACCCCAATTACTTGTTGCTGTTGCAAAATCTATTTGAGCTGAGTTATTTGTTACGCCATCTACTGGCTCATTAAATACTATTTTTTGCCTAGTATAAGATTCAGCTACTACTTCAACTCCTAAAGCTTCTTTTGTTGGGTCTGATGTAAACAATCCCAAATAAACGTCCTCTTCAGTTGTGTAAGGTATATTCCTTACAGTTGCATTGACTAGTTTATCTGCTAAATAATTGGTAAAATCCATTTGTGTGTCCTATGTTGTAAGTTGAATTGATAGTGGTTGTGCTGGGAATGTACTTGATTCGTCTGATTTTGTAATACTTGCTAATCCTGTTTGGTACATATTATTCCATGTAGCTAGTCTAGGGTCATCCATTAAGAATGGAGCTGACTCTGCTAATGATGCGTATAGCAATAAGTCAGGGCATACATCTAAGTATTCGTTAGAAGGGTTGCTATCTGACAATGCTTTTGGTATCTTGTAGTAAGTCATGTTACTGTAGTTGCACCTGTTGGTTGAGGTGCTAACACAAAGTTATCTGCTACCAATGTATAATTTACTGGAACACCTTGCTGAGTTAGAGCCACCATTTCTTCTGTAGAATTGCGATACTGTTTGAAATGTTAAAGGTATAATTGGGTTAGCATCTAAGTGTAAATCTTGCATTTCCAAGTAATCTGCTGGAGTTGGCACTGTAAAGCCACTATCCATGCTATATGTAGGACTGTTGCAAAGTTTGTCTAAGTCTTAAATCTCTGTTAAGTCTTTTCTCTGCTAACGATATAAACATAGGTATTTGCTCGGTTAGGTCTGTCCTAGCCAAGTAACTTGCTATGTTAGTCTTTAAGTTTGCGTAACTTGTAAATGCTGGCATATCTTATAGGTGTCCTTTTTTAGTCCTGAAAAACAAATTCTCAGGGTCATTTAACCAAGCGAAAAAACGCTTTTGGTCTAATACTGAAAATCCTTGCATAATCCCCATCTTGTTTAATTTGTCTATTGCTGTGAATGGTATGCTAGCCACCTTGTTTCCGAACAATTGGTCTGACCATTTAGTCTCAGCATTGTTGTATTCTTTTTTGTTTTGCTCTATTAAAGCAGAGACATCTTGCTCTTGTTTAATAGTTATCTCATCTTTATCATTAAGACCAACACTTGTAGGTCTTTACATCATCCTTATGTGCTTTCATATTTATCCTTAAAGGTAATGCCCCCGAAGGGGCATAAGCCATATTACGATTCGTCACTCATCATTGCATGAGCAGCTTCGTTGTTTACTACTAATGTGTACTCAACATTTAATAGATGTTTCTCTGAATCACCCATTTTAGCAAGTTTTTGAGACTTGAATGGTCGTAGATAAGCTACTGAAGCCATTGAAGGGTCAAGAACATATGAGAAGTCATCAGATAAGAATCTATCTGGAACTACTGATACGCTACCAAAATCTGATAAGTAAACATCAGCAGCACCAATAATAGTTGTTGGTGATGATTTTGGAGCTTGATAACGCTGTTCAGCAATACCAGCAAATGTTGAAACTACTTGCTTGTTAGCTGGAGATACTAATAGCACATCAGGTTCACCACCAGAGTTATATGCTTTTAATACTGCTTCTTTTAGCATATCTTCTGTTAGTGCGCCACCTGCTGTATCAACAGTGTTAGTTGTAATCCATGATGCTAGACCACCTAGTTTACGAGCTTTAGCAGCAGCACCAGCATCTTGTGCTTGGTCAGACAATAGGATTGATTCCATGTCTCGTTTGATTTCAGCAGAAGCTTTTGAAAGCTGATATGCTGTTTCTGTAGAACGACCAGCTTTGTCTACTACATCATCTGTAGTTGAAACTTGAACTACTTTATCAGAAATCTGAGTGTAGTTACCAACACGAGTTGTAGGTGTTAGAACTGCTGATACTGCATCAGCTCCCTCAACTTGTGCGTTAGCTAAGTTTACATCAGCTAGGCTGTCTGTTTGCCATTCATGGTATGTGTTTTTAGCTTTAGTTCTGCCAACAGTTGACATGAAAGGTGTTGTTGTAGGAGAGATATCATATATCGCATCCTGTAAGTCTTCACGAATACCAACGGTATCGTAGGTTTTATATGTTGCCATTGTTTATGTTTCCTTTTAAATAAAGTTTTTGAATACATCTACTGCATCAGTTAATTTACCTGATGATTTTAGACGCTTTTTCTGCTTAGTGTAAGTACATCCAGCATTAGCAACCTTTTTTCCTTTCTTAGCCATCTTAGGAGCTTTTGCAAGCTTTTTAGTTACGCTAGGATTGGCTTTCTGTAGTTTATCGTACTCCATAGCCTTTTGTAGTATAATTACATGGCGATGGTCATAAACTTGTGCTAATTCTTGGTCACTAAAACCTACACTTTTCCCGAAGTTGCGAATATCATTCTTGATTTGTTCAGCTTTCTTTGGGTCAGAAAATTCCTTTACTTTTTCAGATAACATTTTAGCTTCATTTTGTACGACTTGATTTTGTTGTTGCAATTGGTAGTGATGTTGTTCTTGAGCTACCTTTTGCTGCTCTTGTCGTATAGCATTAATCTTTTTATTTGCTTCTGTTTGCTCCGCTACTTTTATAGCGTATTGTATTGGGTCATTTTCTTTTAATTCTTCTAAATTCTCACTTGGGTCTTGGCTGTTAACCAAGTATTGCTCCACTTGTGATAATTTTTGAGCATATGCCTCTCTTGTACGCATAGCATTTTGAACTTCTTGAGCGTGTGCTTCTACTTTCTTTCGCTCTTCTGCTAATTGTTGGGATTTCTGTGTGTAATCTGTTGATTTTTGATAACCTGAAACTAACTCATCTAGGGTAACATCTTTCTCTTCACCACTAGCTTTAACTCTGTAAGTTTTACGTTCCTCAACTTCTACCTCTTCCGACTCATCGTCTTCATAAGTATCTTCTGGTTCATCTTCCGATTCCTCGTCTACTTCTTCTTCCAATGCTTCTTCATCAGTTTCCTCAACTGCTTCCGTTGCCACTTCTTCATTTTCTACCTCTGGTTTATCGTTTGATTCCTCGGCATCTAACATATCAGTGAAAACTTCCGTTGCGTCTTTTGGAGTTTCAACTGAGTTAGACTCTTGGTTGATTTGCTCGTCCATGTTTCTTCCTTATAATTTGCTATTTAACGATAGCTCGTTTTACCCTGTTTGGGTAATAAATATGTGTTTTGTAAGTTATTGATTTGTAAGGCTTTTATTTTGCCAAAAATACCCTCTAAGGCGATTTAAGGCTCTGTGTTGATTTACCCCTACCTACCCTACCTTGAAGAAAAATAATCGCTCACAGAGCGTTTTTTTAAACTGTTTTCTTTCTGTAATATGGGTCTTTATGAGTCATAAAATACTTTACAGTTTTGTTTTCTAAATTAGGGTTAATAGAGTGGCCATTTTTGTCTTTTTTAAAGTAACTAGCAGGTAATACATCTTTTAATAGATCGTTAGGATTAGCTTTAGCTAGTTTACTCATTCCACCAGCTCCTATTACCCAAGCTCTATTTATATTGTCTTCATTTACCTCAACACCTTTACTTTTTAGTTGCCTTGCTAACTCACCTTTGTAAGCAGTTCTATATCTCTCTTGCACTGCTGGGTCATCATAATTTGAGCCTACTAATGACTTATCAAACTTCTCTGCATCTTTTCTAGCGTTAGAAGTAATTTGATATAAGCCACGAGCTGATGTATTTGGATTTTGAGCTAATGGATTACCACTAGACTCTCTAAATTTTACATCCTCGTCAGTTAATGTTGTTGGGTTTAATATGCCAGCTACGATGTTATCATTACCACCTGCTACCATAGTGCTAATCTTATTGTAATTGCCAGAGTTAGCTTGGCGTTCTACTTTTTTGAGATTAAGCCTTTCATGCCATATTTATCAGGAACAGGAATACCTTTTTGATTATATAGCTCTATTTTTCTTGCATCAGGAATGTCTAACGCATCTATTTGAATAGCAGTTTGTTCATCCTGCCTAAGTTTAAGGTAAGCATCTCGCTCTTTTGGTGCTGTGTTAGCTAACACTGGATCTTTACTGTCTGATGCTTCACCTTCATCTGAAAATATCCCCCTACCAAAATTAACTACTGTGTCAAAGACTCCTTGATCACCAGAGTTTCCACTAGAACCATCGTTAGGATTAAATTCATTTGTATTGTAGCTTTGATCAAGGTTTACCACTGGATCTCTATCACCACCATCTCTAAAATACTCCATCATTGCTGCACCATTAGAATCATCACCCCACATTAAAGAGTCTAACCAACTTGTTTCTTTTGGTGTTGTGTCTGGTGTTCTGTTTGGATGTGGATTAAACTCAAAACTTTCCTTGTCTTTTTCAGCTTGTTTAATGTCATTTTGCTCTTCTTCAAACTTTCTTTGATTGTCTTCGTTAATTAAGTCTACTTCAGAGTACCCACCTTTTATTTGCTCACTTGCTCTTAGGCCTGGTGCAATTTCAGTAAAACCTGTCATAGGATAGTCTCCGTATAACTTGTCTTCTGCTAAAAGACCTGCTTCATAATCTGCTTTCTTTTGAGGTAGGTTTTGGTATGTTACTCTGTTATCAAAATTTAACACTTGAGCTTCTTTTCTATTTCTGTCATAACCATTAGTGTCTTGATAGTTTCCATATAATGAGTTAGCATTTGCTCTTGCGTTTTCTGCTTTGTCTTCAAAAGTTCTGATAGGCAAATTATATCCACCATCTATTGTAGGTGTGTAATCAAAGTTAGTAGTGTTTTGTACAGTTCTGTAATCAGGAGTAAACTCTGGGTTATTATAAGTTACTCTATTTTGCATTGAAGGGTCTACGACAATATTTTCAGGCGTTGCTAGTAAATTATTTTGTGTTGGTTGTGGTTGTGCTTGATATGGACTAACTTCTCCACCCATAAGTCTCTTAGCTGCTAATCCGGGATCTCTTTGGACTGTATTCCAATCCATACCTGTGTTATCAGTTAACCACTGTGTCCCCTGTTTCATAAAGTCTAGCAATGCCATATTATATTTCCCATTTATTGTCTTCTATTTTTTTACCATCTGCGATACTTTGCAAATGAGCCATTATTTCGTTTACTGTTGTAATTCTCATGTAACATATTTCTCTTGCTGTTTTATCATCTACATCTGAATGTATTAACATATTTATATGTGTTTTTATTAGGTCGTCCATTGCTTCTTTAAAAGAATCATCGTTAAGAATGTTAGCTATGCCCTGTGCATTAATCATCAGAGTCTATTCCTGTTTTAACTACAATGGTAATTGGCTCATCACCACCACCAATTTCTTGCATAGCTTTACCATCTAATCTATCGCCTAATTCTTTAATAGCAGAGATGTCTCCATCTTCAGCTTTAGCATAAAGTGCGTTAGCAACTGAATGTAGTTTTTTATAATCTTCTTGGACTGCTAGTTTACGCACTATTTTACCCCAAACTCTTTTATCTTTAGTGGAGTTCTTGTTTCCTTTGGGTGCGCCTACTTTCTTTTTAACTTCTTCTGCCATAATATCCTCTTAAACGTAATAATCTTTATATGAATCGCCATCTAATGTTGTTTCAAATGGTTTTGACCAGTCTGTTCTTTGTCCGTTACCAGCAGTGTCCATTCCTAATGCTAAGTATCTAAAAGCATCTGCTGCATGAGAACTCCAATCATGTAATGGTCTGTTTTGGAAAGAGCTAGTTTTTTCGTTAAAGACTCTACGATAATTCTGTAGACACTCTAATCCAGATCTTGTCTTGTCTTTGTTAAACCAACAATTAGGTAGTATTCTTCTTGCTGCTTGTATTCCATCTTCTACCGATGCTTTTGGTGCAACTTCAATTTCTAATCCAGCCTCTGTTAAAAATTGGTATCGAGACTTTCCTGTCTGCAACTCTCTAACATTAACATCGTGTGGCATGATGTGAGTATAATCTCTATACCCTTTTTCATCTAGCCAAGCAATGTAATGGTCTAAAGACTCACCAGATGCTCGTAGAAATCCATTAACCTAACTTCGCCACTAATTGTTTCTGCTACCCATATTGCAGTTGAATCAGACATACCTAAATCCCATGCAGTTATTTTTTGTGTTGCTGCCTCTGTTGGAATTTCTCTAATTCTATGTTTGTCAGTTAGTTCTTTTAGTAACTCACCATAATAAGCTCCTACAATAGGTGCTTCAAATGATATTTCAAACTCTTGCTCGTACTTATTTTCTCCCATTGCTTTTTTAGCATCTTTAAGCTCTTCTGCATCTATTAGTTTTGTTTCTGATGCTTTAAATTCTTTTAGTGTCCAATTCTCATTGTCATCTGTGTCAGCAAAGTCTCTTAATGTTTTAAAATGGTTACTGCCTTTTGGCGTACCAATAAACATTGCCCATCCTATCCTGTCCGAAAGAGCAGGTCGTATAACTTCTGTAAATAGGCCAGGGTTAACATCACCATACTCATCGATAACACAACCATCGAGATAAATACCACGAAGGGCATCAGGATTATCAGCACCATACAGTGAGATACGTCTGCCCATAAAGTCGACTCGTAATTCTGAGACATTTGGCACTCCTCCAAGTGGTCTTGTGTATTCTTTAAGGTAGTCCCACGCAATTCTTTTAGCCTGAGAGTATGTAGGTGCGATGTAAGCATATTGTGGTGCGTTCTTTTCACACTGCAAAGCTGAGTGAATTAATTGGTTAATTGCTGCAACTGTTTTACCCATTCTACGATGACAAACTGCCACTGTCCATCTGCTATTCTTTACTGCTTTATGTATTTCTTTTTGTGGTGGTCTTGGCTCGTAGCCTGTGCTAACTTCCTGAACTTCCATTTAATCTCCTCATACGTTTCCTTGTGCTGCACTTGCTAGTTTATCAACTGCACTAATAATGTTTTTAGTTTGGTCATTATCAGCAGTGATTACATTCTTTTGTTCTTTGATTGCAATCTCTGACTCTCTTAGTTGAATGTCAGCTTCTAATTTTGCTCTTTCTGTTTCTATTTGTAGCATCTCTCTATCTGCATCTAACTGTTGTTGTTGTGCTTTTAGTTGTAACTCTTGTGCTTCTTTTTCAACATTGAATTGTAGCTTTTGTGTTTCTAACTGTTGTTTAGCCATATCAGTTTGTGCTTTCATCTGAGCTTTCTCACGCTCCGCTTGAGCGATGGCTTCAGCTGCCTTGACCTGTGGCGGTGTCTTATCAGCTTGTGCATCCATTTGCATGAGTTTAGCCATTTCTTCATTAGTGACCTCTTTTATGAACTGTTTATCGTCTGCCATCCCGGAAGCGTTAATAAATTTAGCAAGTGTGTCTCTATATTGTTGAATTGTAACTAATGGATTATTTATTCCATACTGTTGTAGGATTTGTTCTTGTTTAGCCAGAACCATTTGTAACATACCAATTTTTTCATTTTGTGTTCCTTTACCAAGTCCAACGTGAACTTCAACACTATATCTATCATCCCATTCTCTAGGATTAACTTCTAATGGCTTACCTGCTATGTTCATTACACGAGGCTCATTTTGGTATTTACAAAGTAAGTGGAATATTCCTTGCATCAACCCAGTAATGCCAGTGTCTGCAAATGTTCTTGCGATTAATTCTAACTTGCCTTGTGATTGAGCAGTCATTGTTGCTACTGCTGTTGCACTTACATTCTGTAATACGTTAGCATCTAATCCTTGATTAAGGTCAGATACGCCTGTTCTTTTTGCTTGTAGTTGATCTAAATATTCAAGCATTGGGAATGATTGACTTGCTGATGATGGTACTTGCATAGGCACAATAGCATTAGGATTCTTCATTCTAATGATACCGCCTGCTGTTGAGTTAAGTAAGTCGTCCAGATTTACTTGGCCTTCTACTGCACCAACTCGTGAATTGTTGGTGAGGTAAAGGTTGTCAAGCATTTGTCGTGTAATACTGGTCTTAACAACTTGCAAGTCCATTGTATGGTCTGCCATGCTTTGTCCGTAAAATTCATTAGGCATTGGAAATGGGCATAATGAATAAAATGGAATATAATCTATTTCTTCATCTGAAAGAATAGTTTTAGATGCGTAGAGTATTTTATGTTTTATTGATTCACCTTCATCATTACCAATGTCTACATAACATTCATAACAAGCTATAATTTCTTGTGTTGGGTCAACAGTCTTTTCTGTTTGTTGTGTTGTCCAATCAAATTCTTGGTTAGTCTCAAATCCCTCTTCATCATCTGTCTTTAGTTCATCTACAACGCTCTTTTTAAAACCCATGTCAACTAGGTCAGCTCTTGTGAGTAATAATCTTTGTGCTACAAATGATGACTCTTCTATGCTTTCTGCATCTTTGTTAATAATAAAGTCGTCTGGATTAATATTCTCAATCTTAACTCGGCTGCAATCTTCTGTCTTTTCTAATACAACATCATAGGTTGATGGAGGAGCTTGTAATAGTGGCTCACCTGTCATTGGATCTGTGCCAACTGGGATAGGCTCTTGTATATTCTCTTGTTGTTCTATTATTTCTACGCCTTTATCGTTAAGAAGCATCCCTAGTTCTTCTTGTGATACAGCAGTGTATGTTTCTTTTGTTTTACTTATAGCCTCATTGTAATAACACTTAATAACACCTAAGCCTTTTAGCAAAGCGTTAAAGAAAGCATCCCGGATAATGTCAGCTCCTTTATTATCGTTAAAGAGAACATATCTCGTAACATCTGTGATTACTTTACTTTGTTCTGCGCTACCATTAGCTGTTGGTCTAAACTCAAACATATTTAAGCCTAAGAAAGGCTTGACTAGTTCTCCCAGTGATCCCATTACACTTTCCTGAACTGCTGAGTCTATAACAGAACTTCTACCTTTAGTTTTACCAAGCTCATTGTTATATGGTCTTCTGTAATAGAAATTAACGGCACGATTCCTGTCTTCCATAACATACTCGTTAAGGTAATCGGTAGCCATCTCAATATTAGTAGATACTATGTTCTTTATGTCTTCTTCAGTCTTCTTCATGTTTTCTCGTTTTGTTGGTGGAGGGTTTTAAACTCTTTCAGGAGAAGGAAAAGAGTCCCTCCGATTTATTTATAAGGAGGTGCTATATTCACATCCCTGTATTGCTTTTAATCTAGCTCTGTATGCTTTGGCAAAATTAGTGCCAGAGTATAATACTTTACCTCTAAAATTGGCCTGCCAAAAAATACCATTTGTTAGCTTTGGATTTTTAAGTAGGCACAATCCTTTTATTCCTGTTGTATTGGTAGATTTAAGTTTAGAGTTTAATGCGTTCTGAGATTGTGTTACTAATCTCAAGTTTTCTATTCTATTGTCGTCTCTAACTCTATTAATGTGGTCAATACACATTCCCTTTGGAATAGCACCATTGTGCATCTCCCAAACGACTCTATGACACGTTGTATTCTTTTTATTAACTGTTATTCTTTTATATCCATACTCATCATACCTAAATGCCTCATCGCCTATCTTAACTCTATTAGCGTTAGGTGCTGATTTAGCTATCCAATATAGCTTACCATCTTCGTATCTTAAATATTTACTGTATTCTATTTTATCCATTTTATACTCCTATAAAATTAGTGGGGGAAAGCTCCCCCAGGCTGTTACTTATTTAAAACGTACATGCAAATCTCAAAACCCCAGCGCATCTCATTTGCCACTGGTTTAGTCCAGACATTTTTATTCATTTTATTATCCTTTATATAAGTTAAGTTATACAAAGATCAGATGAGAGCATAGCAAGTCATCCTTGATTGTTGGTGAGGGTTAAGCCTAAGATGCTTTCGTAAAGCCACATAAACTCCATTATCCCTCAAACCTAATGGAAGTCAAATTTTTTCTCTTATAACTTGTTGATTTATATAGGTATTTTAGTGTGAAACTATGAGTGTATTCAGACCCAGTTGAGAATGATTATCATTAAGATCTAGTATAACCATCTATAACGATAATAAGTATTACATTACTAGGGGTTTTTAGCATTATATAAGTTTATTAACTGCCTTTATGGTTAGTGGTTTATGGTTTATGGTTATTGGTTCTTGGTTAGCTTTCGTCTGGGTTAGCCTTGGGTTAGGGTTGGGTTAGCTAAAATAACCCACTGGGTTTTATATTTTTACAAAAAATTTTAAATCATGGTAGTAGTTTTCTTTGTGATACCCCGTATGCCTTATATATAGAGGGTTTATGGTAGTATAAAATAAAATTAATTCTATATATCCAGAAGTCGAAAAAAAAAAATTTCCCTAGGCCAAATGCGAATCAATCTCATTCTCATTTACAGTTTTTATTGTAACCAGATCAAATCTGGCAGCAGATGCGAATGATTCTCATTCTCATTTCCGGGATAACCTACCACATCTACTGGCATAAGTCTAGTTATTTATTTAATTAAATGTATTGACATTTATGATCCAGTGTGTATCCAGTGGCCAATGCGAATGATTCTCATTTAGATTTGGCTGCGTGATAAGTTTTACTTATATCTCTGTAATCGCTCTCTGTTGATTCTCAAGGTATCATATGATCAAAATCACCTATAATCTCACTACGAGCTTAAAAACCC